TGGTGTTACAGGCAGAGCACCAGTTTCTACTGGAGTAGGTGTTGGTGTTACAGGCAGAGCACCAGTTTCTACTGGAGTAGGTGTTGGTGTTACAGGCAGAGCACCAGTTTCTACTGGAGTAGGGGCATTATCCGTTGGTAAATTGCTAAGAATATCAATTGGTGAAACACCAGCATCCGTAGGTTGTGAAGTCGAATTTAAAATCTCTCCGGTATTTGGATCTGAAACAACTATACTACCATCACCCATTGTTTCCGTAACAGTACCATCGGAGTTTTTAGTAGTATCAACCACAGTTTGTGATGGATCTTCTGCCACTGGCGTTTGAATGGGCACATATGGAATAGGCGAACCACCACCAACATCAGTCATTGTGGGTGGAGCTCCTTCAACTGTTACATTTGCAGCAGTTTGACTCCCTGTAGTTGGTGGTTGATCTGGGTTAGCAAACGCATCAGCTAATTGATTGTAATATGAATCCGCTGTAGCGCTATTGGTTGGGGCTTGCATTGTGGCTACACCAGGAGACCAATTACTTGCTAATTGACCCTGTGAAATTTGATCTAAACCATGAAGATCATTAGCAATCACATTAGAAGTTTTAGCTAAATCTGCGTTGGTGTTAGAGTAATCAGTTAACGCTGTTTTTAAACCATCCGAACTTGTTGTAAACGCTGTATATAAAGGTTCAATACTGGTTTTATATACATTAGCTAAATTTTGATTTGCTGTATCATAAGCAGCATATGCAGTATTAAATTGTGGTATTAAACTATTTAGTTGTGGTGCAAGACTGTTTGCTAAATCGTACGATGTTTTATCAGTTCTACCAGAAGCATCATATTTTGCAACAGCACTATCATATTGTTTTTGTATTGGAACAACTTGATCGTACAAAGTTTTTGCGGTAGTTGCTAATTGTGTTGTATTGTCACGAAGATCATTATATCCAGTTTTACTAATAGCATCAGATAACGCCATTTTATCTGTTTGATTTTGAGAATAAATACCATTTGCTTTATTTGCTGCATCGGCTAAACTAGCTTGTTGTTCAGCCAATGTTGGATAATATTTAGCTAAATCGTCAGAAATTTTATCCGATTGGTTTTTTAAATACTGCGATGCTATATCCATAGTCATCGGACCTTCAATACCAGCCAATGAAACAGTGCCATTGGGGGTTGGGGTACTGTAGTCGTGGATAGTAGCGGGTTCCGCACTAGCCGATGGAGCTGTTAATAAACCTTTTCCTGCGTTTATACCAGCGCCTAAACCCATTCCTAAAGTAGAACCAATTGCTGCGTTTTCAGCACCAGTTAATACATCACCGCCAGTAGCTCCCGCTTTTGCTGCACCGACTCCCGTGCTTGCTAATATTTTAGATATGTTAGGATCAATACCAGCTTGTGTTAAACCAGTTGATGCCTGATTACCTAAATACGAAAGTCCTGTATTTAATGCAGTGTTGGCTAACATTGTCGAAGGATTTGCACCAGAAGCTAAACTTTTACTAGCAGATAATATTGCACTGCTTAACGCTGGACTATTAATACCATATTGCGCTAAAGTTTGACCAATACCACTTAATGATGCACCAGTAAGACCACCCATTAATGCACCAGTTAATGCGCCTTTTAAAGGATCTGTTCCTCTTATTAAGCTATTAACAGTGCCCATACCGCCACCATATAATGAACCACTACCTGCACTACTTAAAAGTTGTGATGCTACGGATGGTGTAAGTGAATTTATTCCTGTGTAGCCTAATTCACCATATGTTGGTCCCATGGCACCGGGCCCCAAACCTGTATAGCCTAATTCAGCATATGTTGGCCCCATGGCACCAGCACCAACACCAGTAAGGGCAGCGGCACCAGAACCACCAGCGGATCCCACAGTAGCACCTGCAGATCCAGCGGCAGAACCACTGGCAGAATATCCTGCAGCATAGTCAGCTGCTTCTAAAGCTGGTGCGGCTTCTGCCAAAAAAGCAGCCATATATGGTGCTGCTATAGCTAATGCGGCAACACCTAAAGTTGCCCAACCACCAGGGATGTTGTCGCCAACCGCTTTGTCTAACTGAGCACCGGCTTTACCAATAGCAGGACCAGGATCAATTTTAGCTAAAGCGCCCAATACTCCACCACCACTGCCGTCTGTTCCTAGGGCTTTTGATACCGTATCAGTTATTGCACTAAATGGATTTACGCCGCTCATAAGTCAGCCATCCATTTATAACGCTCAATGTTTGAATTTTGTATTTTTAAACCAAGGCTAGTTAATAGCTGTAATGTTTTTTGTAAAATAGGACCGCCGTCTTCACCATACACGCGTTTAAATCCACCTTTTTTGGTTTCTTTAATAAAGTGTTGCATGGCGCTTTTTACTTTTTGTGGGGTATCGCAAGTGAAAAAATTAATTTCTCCACAGCCTTTTCCCAAGTTTATTAAAAACAAAACAGAGTCATTAAATTGTATAACTATTGCCTGATGTTTATTTTTCATTGCCACCATCGTTTCCAATAGACGAGCAGTGTCTTCTTGGCTATGGCCAAAACGTTTCTGGTCTTCGGTAATAATCTCAGATGGTGTCATAGTCTATTTATACTAATACGCAGTTTTGGAGTTTTGTGCCCTAAATCAACGACTTGGGCCGTTGATTGATAATGCTAAGTCTCTAGCCCAATCCTGCCAGTTTTCATAATTTGCTGGGTCAGATACTGGGTACGCCGAAAAGGTTTGTAGCTGTGCTATCTGTGAGGCGATGGTTTTCCAGTCGTCCTCTATACTTGTGCCAATTGGCTCTTGTCCATAGTAAATGATAAAATTACCATTCCAATCTTCCCAGCTCATGTAATCTGGAGAAAACGGAAAAAATGCTTCAGTTTTACGGACGCTCATCACCAAACTCAGCAGTAATTAGGTTACGCCCCATCTCGTAGTTACCATCAATGTCGTTAGAAACAAATTGTAAACGAACTAAGCGGTGCTCTACTCGTAGGTCAATCTTACCAGTTTCTTGGGTAAAGTAGTACGGGCCAGAGTTTTCTTCGTACTGACCAGATGCAAACTTACGTCCTAAAATAGTCATCGCCATGGTGCCAGATTGTAAAAAGTTAGGCTCAACGCGGCGTAAGTGCATACGACGATTGATTCCCATAAAGCTCTCTTGGCTTGGTGTACCAGTTAACCAACTAATATCGTTAGTAGTAATGCTGGAGTACACAGCTAGTTCGTTTTGCGGAGTTACTTGGTTTAGTCCATGCTCATGTTGCCAAATTGTGTAGCCACCAGAAATAGGGAACACTAACGTGCCAGCGGGTACGGAGACAGTAATTGCTGTTGCCAATGTGACTAACGTGGAGTTGTATGTAAAGTCAAAAACACTGGCAGTTACATCATAAACTTTTCTTGGGTCGTTTAAGTCAGTAGAAAACACAACGTGACTACCTGGAGGTAGTGTTCCAGAAATGTTTCCTTCTAAGTAAAATTGACTTGATGTCGGTGCTGGTGCACCTACTGGTGTTGTAATAATTGTGTCTGGGTTACTAACTGTTGTATCGTACTCCCAACCAGCCCAAATAGGCGTTGGAAATAACTCAGTAGTGTAGCCACAAGAACGACGAGCACCAATAGCAGAACCTGCGTCATACCACAACTTATCTTTTACATTGTAAATAATAGCATCGGTACACTCAGTTGCCGTGCCTCTAGGATAGAAAAACCAAATCTCGTTGTACCTTGGAACCTTGGTAGCCCAAACTTTTTGACGTTGTGTATAGTTAATGTTATCAAATAACCAGTTTACGTTCTTGTCGTTTGGCAATACTTGCACAGTACCACCGTACAAGTAAAATCTATCAACACCCATCCAGAAGAATATGCCATCCATTTCAACGACAGCGTTGGACGACATGATAGAGATTTGGCTAGAAACAATGTCATAAGACCAATATACTTGTGTAGCTTGTGAGTTAAACGACACACGAATTAAGCTGTCAGTAGACCAAAACAAGCCAGACGGTGCGTTAGTACCACCACGCATTGGCATACCTTTAACAATCTTTGATGAAGATACGTTTACTTGGTTAGCTAGTGGACCGTTCCAGTCGTATAAGGTTTGCTCGTTGTAAACATTGCTTACATTATTGTTGGCAATATATCCATGCGATCCATACACAAAGATAAATGGGTATAGTACACAAACACCACCATCTACAGAAATAGTTTGGTATGTTGGGTTTTGACCAGCACTGTCAGATAGTCCAGTAAAATTAAATTGATTATTCGGATCTGGAGATACATTACCCACTAATATTTGAGACTCAACACCGCTGTCAATGTTTTGTAAGTTTAAGCCAGGGTGAGCAATTAAATTTAATGTTCCACCCGATGGGCTAAACTGCGCATCAAATTGCCAGTTATTTCTATCATCCGCTGTAAATAAAGTGCCTTTTAACCAGGTCTGCGTAATGGTTCCTGCAGGAGCCGCTGGACTAAATATAATAGTCGTGCTATTTGTGACCCCACCAGTGTACGTTGCTGAACTAACAGTATAGGCTGTTGCAACACTAGAATTGGTAAAAATAATTTCTTCGCCAGCAGCAAATACTGCAGTGCCGTCACCAGCAATAGTAATTTGTGTAGTAGTATTTGCAGTTACCGTAGCCTGAACAATTCCGGGTAACATGTTGGCAATGTACGGGCCACTACCAGAGCCATAAGTTGTTCCAGTGGTAAATACATCTAAAGTATCAGCAGTTCCAGCAAAAACATAGTTAACACCATTGTACGGAATGTTAATCATGCCGCGGTAGATGCCATTAAAACTAGTGAACAATGTGGCAAAGCCACCTATTTTCTTAGGGTCGCCACGTTGAAAACGGCACCATACGCCGTCGGTGTACTGATCAGCTTGGAACACGGTACCGTCGCGTTTAATTCCAGGCTGTACTACTAGGCTGTAAATCCTTGTGTACTGCGACATGTCCTGTTGCTGATTATCAGCCGCCATTTAGAACGTTCCACCACTAATTAAGTCTGCTGTTAGTGTTGCATTAACTTTCATTTTTGGCAACAATGTGTTGGTGTTGTCCATGTATGCCATTTGAACACCATTGGCAGAAAAGCCAAGAATATTAGCGCCTACTAAGTACATGCCCGTGGTTGCGTCTGATATAAATGAATAGGACGGTGCTGCAGCAATGCCGTCAACGGCGTAGAAGAGGTTACTAGCCGTTGAAGTTAACAAGTACAAATTCTGGCTGTCACTTAAAACAGTGGCAATGTTGCCGGTAGTAACAACCAATGGTGGCTGTGCGCTACCTTGAATTTCAAACTCAATATTATAGTCTGCGTGACCTGTGTCATTTAAAAATATGTAAAGTTGTGTAGTAGCGGGCAACGTAACAGTTAGTGTTGTTGAGCGACTACCAGTCTGTGCAATGTAAGTTTGAATAATTGGCGCAAACGTTACTAAGCTAAACGTAGATCCAACAATAGAGTCAACGTCATAGGTTGCTGAAGTAAATGTTATGTTTGCTGGAGCGGCCAAGCCAACGGTTATAAAATTACCAGTGTTAACATCAAAAACAATAAACCCAGAATCGCCAGGGTTTGCTGTAACGCTACTAACGCCGTTGATTGTGTTTGGTGAAGGTGCATTGATAGCCAACGCACCAGTTCCATTGTTTCTAAATCCAATGTACCAACCAGTTGAAAGAGACGCAATTGTTGGTAATGTAAATGTGCCAGCGCCACTGTTCCAAGAAAAAGTAGAGGCACGACTTGCGTCGTTAATTGTTGGGCTTGTGGTTACATTTACAATGTTTTGTGTGGTCGCTAATTGACCAGCTATGGTAGCTAAACCGGCGCCTTGAAGAGTTGCTGCGTCAGCGTACGATGTGCCCGCACCGAACTCAATGCTATCCCAAACACCACCCACAGAGCTATTATCAGTAAGGTATACATAACGAGCCATGCCGACTGTGATTGTAATTGTCTGACCACCAGCCGCGTCTTCTAAAACAAAACTGTTTGCACCCAGGTTACGAATAAGAATGTCTTCACCTACAGAACCCTGAGTGGCATCTGGTAAACTAATGGTTAGGCCGCTAGTAGAGGCAACGCAGTCCATAATACGGGCAGAAGGTACTTGTGTAGGATTAACTACTGCAGGCCAATAAAGCTGAGTATCTTCACTAAACGACAGAGCGTAATACGATACGTCCGTTGGCTGGATAACATTGCCGGTAAATGGGGAAGTAAAAGTCATATATTAAGGTTCCTGTACCGAAGTATTTCTGTCCACTCGGCGTGTATTGTCTTCTTTTTTCAAGGCGGCCAATGCGTCTGTATAGTAGCCCTTCCAAATAGGCAACTTATCTAATGCTTTTAAGTATCCTTGAGCTTGTAACAATGTGCCAAATAGCATTGCTTGAGGAGCTTCTCTAGTAAACAGATTTTGTTGATTGGATGTATCTAATGGTTGAATTTCACTGTAGTAAATAATTTCTACAGGATAGTCTGCGTCTGGTTCTGGAGCAAAAGCCCAATTATTGTAATCATACTCTCCATAATACAAGGGTACATTTGGGGTTGACTCAGACTGGTATTGTGCTATGTAGTCTTGTGAACGCATTAGCATTGGCTTACCATTAGTCTTTAGTGAGACTGTTTTTCTCCAGCGGGCTGGCTTAGCAAGAACTACTTGGTTTTCAAGTAGTGTTGTTTCAACAACTGTCAACTGCAACAAAGTCTTTAACTCGGCAGCAATAGCAGACTCAGCCAATCCAATTAGGTTAGGAATCTGAGCAACAAATTGAGCGTCGTTGCGCTCCATGTAGTTAATTACATCTTGTATGAGGTTATCATACGTCATCTGATATGCGCTGGTCATCTTGTGTAATAACTTATGTTAGGCTGAAAGTAAATAGGCGACTTATCACGTTCTTCATCACTAGCTTGCAAAAATAATTTATCCGCTTGTTGTTCTAAATACGCAACACGCGCAAGATCGGTGTTCGGTAATTGCATAGACAATTTATGCGATAACGAGGCTTGAACAGAAGCAATCCAGCGATTAGGAATGTACAGCTCATTTGTTAATGAGCCAACATCTTGCATTTGCTTTTCAATCAACAATTGAAACATTTGAAAGTCGTTGTTTGGCACGGGCCATAGATACATCTTAGGCTCGATCTGACGATCGTACCAATACTGCAGTGAGCGTTGGCTTGGGAATTGTTTGTTTGGGAGATTCCAGTAATCGTCTTTGTTTAAGCGAGCCAAAGGAATAACTTGCTGGCTGGTTGAAAAAACGATTTGACGTACTGAAAAGGTTGTTGCTACTGTCTCTCTAAGACGGTAGAATGTGTTGACTGGAGTAATAGATAGAGGAAAATAAGCCCATTCTCTGTCTGATAAGGTGGTCTCTGGAAGCTGCAGTACTGTAGTCCAAGTAATTCCATCGGTACTGGTTTCGTATGCAAAGTTGTAGGTCTGCGTACCACCGCCAGTAGCGTAGCCATTAAAGCCGATGTAGTATACGCTTTGACCGCCTTGATAGTATAAACCAAACCAGTTCTCAAGTGCAGTAGAAGTAGAAACAATGTCTAAGTTCTGAGCAAATACTGCAGGGGAGTCTGGATTAGCAACTGGCAGATATTCGTCAGCTTCTGAGTTGATGATATAGACCCAATTGGCTTCACGCACATCAATTGTAGTAGCTGGAAGGTTAAGATATTGTTGTGCTGTTACAGCACCAACCAATTTGTTTTCCAACAGCCAAAGGTTTACGCCTAAATTAGATAAATTTTGAAGATTGTAAAAAAGAGCTTGTTTACCCGCATTGATATATTCAGGCGTGATTTCTTCTGCTATTCTACCAGCATCACGATATGCATAAGAAATAAGTTGGTCAACATTGATTTTTGTGTCGCCAGTGGTGCCTGAATAAGCCATTGTTAACGTCCTCTACCAGCGGTGCGTTTGGGCACTTTATTAGGTAATTTGTTTGATGATGGACCCGCTTTTACAAACTCTTTGCCAACCTTTTTAGGAATGCCAAGAGTTGATTTACCAGCGGCGGCTGCGTACATAGCGCCCTTTTGAGCTTTAGATTCGTATGGCATTAGCAGGCCTTTCCGCCTTTTCTCATGGCACGACCACCGCCACAAAGTTTTGAAAGATTAGTTTTTTTGCCTTCATGTGACTGTTTGTCGTGCATAGCAAAAGCTTTTTTAATGATCTTTTTGTCCTGTTTGATATCATCCATATCAACAGAACCGCCAGCTTTCATTTTAGGAAGACACTTAAAATCGTCCATGGTATACCCTTTCAATTATCTATATCTACTTATGCAAAAAAGGAGCAATTTATGCCCCTAAAAACAACGCTCTTTCCCTTTGGCGGCGTTTAACCAGTACTTCGGGTTTGTTCCACATGAGAATGGCATCTGCCGCACCTTTGTAGTCATTTTCGTTTAATTTACGAACCACAGTAGACTTCCTAAAGGCAGTCTCTCCAATATTGAAACAGAGGCTGTATAAGGCGTCAAATTGGTTCTGGGCTAGGGGTACCTTCACCGAAGTCTCTACGGCTTCGCTACACCACTTTAAATCGCTTTTAAGTAGATCTTTAACTTCTTGATCTGATAGGGTTGCAGTAAGTAAATGCGGTTCAGAAGTTTTGATAAGATGGCCGACCCCGATTGTGAGTAAGCCTTTGGAGTCTTTATATGCTTTATTTTTAAACCCTTCTTCCTTAGTAATGAAAGATAGCGTGGATTCTGCGATTGCCATAATGTTCTCTTCAATATGGGTATATCGGTTTGTTAGGTGGATTGCCGCAAAGATACCAAGGCACCACAGCACTACAGCAATTAACTTTTTCATTCGGGCTCCTTTTTGTGTAATATGTTACACAATTTGGGGTCATTTACTTAATGTGTCGTATTGTTTGTAGCAAGCCTCTAGGCCGGCTCTTACTTCGTCTGCTCGGGCAGCTTCCCGTCTAAGAAAGATTGCATCCTCGGCGAAAAGGGTTGACCCAGTTCCACACGATCCAGAGCTGGCGCTTTCGGTACGACCGGGACGCTTACGCAGCTCGTTAACAGCATCAACGAGCTTAGAGTTAATATCACGGATTTGAGCATTTTTGTAACTTTCTATTTGGGCGGCCTTGGCTTGGTAGTCTTTTTCAATTTGCGCTGTTTTGGTAGCCTGGTCTGCCTTATATTCCAAAAATCTATTATTGGCAAAACTAAAGCCAAGATACCAAGAAAAAGCCAGCACAGCCACACATAATCCCAGTTTGACATATTGTACCAAGGTTAACGGAAACATTATTTATCTAGGCCTTCGGTTGTGACAAATCGCAGCGTTGCCACGATAACGCCAACAAAAATCATTAGGCCGCCGTAGTACTTAGGATCAATAGTGGACTGCAGGTACTGTAGGTTGTCCATTAAGGCACCGAACACCACTAACGCCAAGGAGAACCAAAGTGTCTTGGATCTGCTCATGCGTTTCATCTGTCTGCCTTGTTGTCCAGTTTGTCCTCAATACGGTGAAGGGCTTTAAGCACCTCGTTCCAGCGGTCGTTGAAGTCGTCCTTAGAGACGTATTTAGTTGGTAGTTCTTCCCGCAGCTTGGCGAGGTCGTCTTTGAGGTCTTGAACGGCTGTCCAGAGCTCCCTACAAAACCAGCCTAGAATAGCGCAAGCGGTTGGCAGGATAAAGTTAATGAGTGATTGAAAGTCCATTATGTTGTAGGTATTGCTGGTTTAGGTTGATTGGTTATAACTGCTGTGCCATTCCAAGTAAATCCAATACTGCCAGATCCTAGGGACTCTACTAAAATGTAGTCAGTAATTACACCATCAACAATTACAGCTTGCCAAATCATCGCTGGAGTTGTTGACTGCACTAAAGCAATAGAATTTGCTGGTGGTGTCCATATACTTGTATCGCCATTCCAAACTACAACGTTTGTAACAATGTTACTTTCAATAATTAAATAATTTTGATTTATAAATTCTTGTACCATATTTTTTCTCCATTACCATTCAATTAAAACGACACCATTTGTTCCAGCCGCACCGGCGGGAGAAAACCCACCAGCACCACCAGCACCAAAAGCAGGATGAATAGCATTAGCTCCAGACGTGCCGTTTGGACCATAATTATAATTAGAACCACCACCACCAGCCAAACCTTTATATGGAAATCCGTTTTGTCCATTGCCACCAGAGCCACCAGCAGGTCCGTTATAGCCACCATAGCCACCACCTGCGCTAATAGTGGTAATGGATTGAGTTCCGGAAGAAACAGATGAAGTTCCTCCATCTCCCGCAGTTCCTCCAGTATCAAAAGGGCCACCCGCACCTCCAGATCCAATAGTTACAGATAATGTATTACCAGGAGTCAAACCTGTAAGATAAGAAATAGCCCCACAACCACCGCCACCACCGCCACCGAAATACGAATTACCGCTGCCGCCACCACCACCGCCGCCGCCAGCACCACAAACTGTAATTTTAAGCGCTGTAATACCAGTGGGGATGGTAAATGTTCCACCAGAACCAAATCCTTGCCCACGACCACCAACATACGGTCCACCTGCAGTAGATTGTGTTGTTGAATCTGGAAAAGTGATATTTGAACCGCCGACTGTAATTGTCATAAATTAACTCCTAAAAATTAAGGTGTTCCACCAGCAGTTTCACTGCCAAGTGTAATAAAGTTGCCAGAAGAATCTAATGATGCAATGTTAGTAGCTCCATATTTAAATATTAGCTTACCACCAGATTCAGTAATAGAAAAGTTGGTTGTGTTGTAATTTGTTGCAATGACTGTAGTTGCGCTAACAGAACCATTAACCAACAAATTACCAGCGCCTGCGCTAGATGCTGTTCCAATTGAAACACCGCCGCCACTAGTCAAGCGCATTCCCTCGGTGCCATTTGCTTTGAAAATCAACGGAGCGGCTACGTCGGTACCAAACACGAATATAATGTTGGATGCGTCGTAGTAGCCCTGCGCTCTTACCGTGCCGTTGTTGTACCAGCTCATTGTGGTGTACTGTGAGCCGTCGTTGTCAATAATTGCGTTATTGGAGTTGCCACCACGGACGTGCAATGTTGCTACTGGGGTGGCAATGCCGACACCTAGACGAACGTTGGTTGTGCTCCAGTTAAATAACGAGCTTGTGCTTAGCGCCGTAGACGAACCACCAAACGGTATAAAGTTTGCAGAAATGGTATTTATGCCAGTGCCACCATGGCCAACTTGCAGTGGATCTGGTAGTGATGTAAACGAAGAGCCGTCTGTTGTGACAATTCCTGCAATAGGATAAGTTATAACGCCAGAATATCCACTAAAACCAGAACGACCACTATATCCAGAAACACCAGAGCCGGAATAGCCAGAGATACCGGAATAGCCAGAGATACCTGATATTCCATTAAATCCACTAAAACCAGAAGTTCCAACTGCGCCGCTATAACCAGAGATACCAGACGCACCACTATAGCCAGAGATACCAGAGCCACTGTAGCCAGATAAACCAGCGCCGCTGTAACCAGAGATACCACTGTAGCCAGAGATACCAGATGCACCATTAGTTCCGGAGTAGCCACTAAATCCTGATACCCCGTTAGTTCCGGAGTATCCACTTATCCCCGAGTATCCACTGGCAGCCGCTGCGCCAGCGGCACCGCTATATCCACTAAATCCTGAAATGCCAGATCCTGAATAACCCGAAATACCAGAGCCAGAGTATCCGCTGTATCCTGACGCGCCGTTGCTACCAATTGTTCCATTGGTTCCGCTAAATCCGCTATATCCTGATGCGCCATTAGTGCCACTGTATCCGGATGTTCCGTTTATGCCACTATAGCCGGAAATACCACTGTAGCCGGACGTACCGTTAACACCAATCGTTCCGTTAGTTCCGCTAAAACCAGAGATACCACTGTAGCCAGAGATACCACTGTAGCCAGATATACCACTAAAGCCACTGTAGCCACTAATGCCACTAAAACCACTGTAGCCAGAGAATCCGCTGTAGCCAGAGATACCACTAAATCCACTGTAGCCACTAATGCCAGATCCGCTGTATCCTGAAATACCAGAGAAGCCACTAAATCCACTAATGCCGCTGTAGCCAGAAATACCAGCTAATAAGGTAACTACACCAGAGCTATTTTTATAATACAGCTTTCCATCGGCTGTATTAATTGCCAACTCACCTGCGACCAAATTTGCCGCCAAGGGCACATTAGTTGCAGTGCTGCTGTAGTAAAGCTGTATTGGTGTAAAACCGGATGCGGCCATTTTTTATTCCTTAAGATGTTCTAAAACGATCTTGGGTTTGACAAATCGTTCGTTCTGGTGGTCAACAAATTCCCACCAGAGAAATTGGTTTTCTGCTAAATGTTTTCTATCGGCTAGTAGGTTAATGTTTTCTGGGTGTCCGTATATTAATGGATCAGATACTCCCCACAACACAATTCCTTTTTTGCCTTCGTCCCATCCCAGGTGTTGAAAAAAGCTGTCACAAGAGATCCAGGTACGGCATTCTTGAATTAGCTTACGCAATTCTGTAATGGGTAAATTCTTTCTAAAGTCGGAAACTAACTGCTCTTCTCCCTCAATTCCAACCTGGACAATTGGCTCGTCAATCATTGCGATCAACTCTTTCCAGTACGGATAATTCTTTGGGTTTTGCTTACCGCTAAGTAATGCTTTGGAGTATGGTGAAATAATAATCATAGGTACAGCTTTCTGTACGCATTCTCTAAACTATCTTTCCACTTCCACTGGTCCATCTTTTTATAGACGTTCCAGTGATCTATGTCACCAAATAGGTGTTGTGCCTCTGCTATCGACTTCCCGGGAACCACTTCAGGGTAACAAGTAAACACTTCAGCATTAGGTATTGAAGGAAGTACATGGCTGAATACAAGATGGTCACCAAGACCACAATTAAGCACCACAATGGTACGATCACGATATTGTAAAATATTTCTAAAAATCTGTTCATCATGTTCATACATTTCCTTCTTTGTTTCGCTGCGAATTCCACCCTCGGGATTCTTCATGTGCCACGTTACTGCGTTGGGTACCGCTAAAATTTGGTAGCCTTTTTGTTTAAGGCCATAAGTAAACAACGTCTCTTCCCGATGTGCTACCCGTGAAAGACCCAAATTAAAATCGCACACGCCAGCACGATATAAGAAAGTGCAGTGTAAATGTTCAACTTGCTTTTCCTCTTTTATAACACCCCATTGGATGTTTGGTTCGGAGTCGATGTTATTAATTAGTCCAGTAACTTTTGAGGTGTCTGGCATATACGGTGGGGTTAATACTGAACCACCCACTGCACCAACACAGTCTTCAGTGTAATAGTAAAGCATTTCTAATACATTAGGCTCTGGTATAGCATCGTCGTCAACGCGCCACACCCAATCATAACCCATCATATTGGCACGTTGGTGAATGTGGTGCTGACCTTTTTTGTCAGCAAACAACCATTCCCACGCAATGCCCTTAATGTCTAACATCTGGAAAAAGTACTGGTAAATCATCTCACTGCGCATGTCTTGCGGCTCGTCGTTATCATCAAAGATGACCAGCTTGTCTACTGGTCTTGTCTGATTGATAATAGCGTTTAGTACTAAGGGCAGTGTAGTAAAGTACCTGCCCCGTGTTGCCACGGAGCAAAGGACTTTATTCACTAGCAGTCCACCTACAGATCATTAAATTGCAAGGATTGCTTTCGTCAATCTTTTGCGGCACATCTGTAATAGCGCCGTGTTCGTTGATGTAGTTAAACTCAAAGCCAGGGAAGTGACGCTCGTTTAATCCATGCAACTTGTGATGTGGTCCCCAGAAGCCTGGTGGCTCATTCATTGGTACGGTAATCAACAGACGCTTGCAGTGCTTCTTTAACTTCTCAACAATTTCCATGCCGGTGTCAAGGTGCTCAATTACTTCAAAGGCCACGATGGTGTCGTACTGCTCAAGCTCGTAGGTGTTAATGTCGCACCACTCAAACTTAGCGTTGTATCCCCAGTCTTGCTCTTTGGCCACCTCAACAATAATTGGATCGTAGTCTACGCCGGTGTACTCAATGTCTTTTGGAAAAAACTGAATACCGTATCCGTCAGAACAACCAATCTCTAAAATCTTTTTACCAAGCAGGTTTTGCTCTGCCCAGGTGTATCTTGTTACTTCGCGCGGGAATACTGGATCGCCCTTGAGGAACACTGCGCGTTCCCAAAAGTTTGATAGTCTCCAGCGGTACCACTCCATGTTGTACTTCTTAGCTAACTTTAACGAGTTAGTTAAAAAGATGTTATCCCAGCCTTGTACCAAGTTAGGGTCGTGCATGGTGCCTTCGCCCTTGTGGTAGATTGGGAACATTCCTGTGTATTGCGTTCCGTCCCACAACTTTTCAAACACTTCTAGTACTTTAAAGCCAGCCTTTTCGGCCTCAATACAAAACTCGGTGTCTTCACCGCCACCAACGCCGTACTCTTCATTGAGTAGTCCGATGGTATCAAATACTTTTTTGTGTATCATTACACAGAAAAACACTAAGAAAAAGCGACCAGCCGGTTCTGAGTTGCCTTTGATGATTCCAGAGATACCGCACTCTGGGTCATTGAACGGCTTGTCTAAGATGTCAAGCCACTGGTTCGTACTTTGTTCTAGCAGGACCGTGTCATTATTTAGCAGGACAATCTTGTCCGCTGTGGCCACCCTAATTGCGGCGTTATTGGCTCCAGAATATCCAAGAGCTTTGTCTGACCAAACAATCTTTAGGTTCGGTACGGCAGTAGCTAGGTAATCTAAATAGGCCTTAGTGTTGTCTGTGCAGCCATTGGCGCTGATAATCAGCTCAACATCGTCCATGTTGCTGTACTTGATTACCGAGTCTACACAGGGCTTTAGGTACTTTTCACAGTGATTGTACGTGGGTATTACTACGCTGTATTTCATGCTTTTCCTTTAAAGTTCATACGAACTTAGCTTAAATGATTCTATATCTACTTATGCAAAAAACGCTTAAAAAACTGCCTTTTTAAGTTGTTCTATTTCGGCCCGAAGTTTAATAACTTCTTTTGCCAATTCTATCACAGAAACCATAGCCGCGTTTCCATACATTACAGAAAGCATGCCGTTTTCGTCCGACATAACTGCTTCTTTTAATACAGGCTCTAAAGACTGGGCTGTGATACCAGATTCCCGAATGCCTGTTGCTATACGCTCGTACGTACCATGTTTAACACCAGCTAATTGCTCAATAAAATCTTCTGGTAGGTCTTTCCAGTTTGTTTTTAATCGTTCGTCAGAACTAGAAACAACTGAAACTGCTGTCAATGCTCCAGTAGATGGTAAGAAAGATACGGCGTTTGTGGTTGCTACAGTAGGTGTTTGATTGGATCCAGCGGCTGCTACACCAACAATATACTGTGTTGTTGCTGCTGTACTGGCGGTTGCGTTAATAGCAGTAGATGGACCAGAGCCTCCTGCAGGACCACTGTAGCCACTTATGCCGCTTCCAGAGTAACCAGAAATACCAGAGTATCCACTAAAGCCTGATGTTCCTGCAGTACCATTAGTTCCGCTGTAGCCAGAGATACCACTGTAGCCAGAGATACCACTGTAGCCAGAGATACCACTGTAGCCGGAGATACCAGAGTAGCCAGAGATACCAGAGTAGCCAGAGATACCAGAGTAGCCAGAGATACCAGAGTAGCCAGAGATACCAGAGTAGCCAGAGATACCAGAGTAGCCAGAGATACCACTGTAGCCAGAGATACCAGAGAATCCACTGTAGCCAGAGATACCAGAGAATCCACTATAGCCAGAGATACCAGAGAATCCACTATAGCCAGAGATACCAGAGAATCCACTGTAGCCAGAGATACCAGAGAATCCACTATAGCCAGAGATACCAGAGTAACCACTATAGCCAGAGATACCAGAGTAACCACTATAGCCAGAAATACCAGAGTAGCCAGAGATACCAGAGTAACCACTGTAGCCAGAGATACCAGAGAATCCACTATAGCCAGAGATACCACTGTAGCCAGAGATACCAGAGATACCAGAGAATCCACTATAGCCAGAGATACCAGAGATACCACTGTAGCCAGAGATACCAGAGTAGCCAGAGATACCAGAGTAGCCAGAGTAGCCAGAGATACCAGAGTAGCCAGAGATACCAGAGTAGCCAGAGATACCACTATAGCCACTATAGCCAGAGATACCACTATAGCCACTATAGCCAGAGATACCAGAGTAGCCAGATATTCCTGATTGACCAGCAATATCAAAAGTCCAAGCTGCAAATGTTCCAGATCCACCCACTAAATCCACATTGACTGTCAACGTGGTAGTTGTGTATGCTGTAATCTGGCCTTCCATAAAGTTAGTGGTGTTATTGATTCTAACTCTTGCACCAACCACATAGGCATTTGTGCCTTGTGTTTGATTAACAGTAAACGCTTTTGAACCAGTACCAATTAAAAACGATGTAGTAGAAGTTAAGTTTGCATAACCTAAACCACTGTAGCCAGAGATACCACTGTAGCCACTATAGCCAGAGATACCAGAGTAACCACTGTAGCCAGAGATACCACTGTAGCCAGAGATACCACTGTAGCCAGAGATACCACTGTAGCCAGAGATACCACTGTAGCCAGAGATACCAGAGTAACCAGAGATACCAGAGTAGCCAGAGATACCAGAGTAACCAGAGATACCAGAGTAGCCAGAGATACCACTGTAGCCACTGTAACCAGAGATGCCACTGTAGCCAGAGATACCAGATTGACCAGCAATATCAAAAGTCCAAGCTGCAAAAGTTCCGGATCCTACAGTTAAGTCTACATTGACTGTTAGTGTAGTGGTAGTGTAGGCCGTGATTTGGCCTTCCATAAAATTGGTAGTGTTGTTAATTCTAACTCTTGCACCAACTACATACGCGTTAGTTCCTTGGGTTTGGTTTACTGTAAACGCTTTAGAACCAGTGCCAATTAGGAATGATGTTGTAGAGGTTAGGTTAGCGTAGCCCAATCCACTGTATCCAGATATACCACTATAGCCAGAGATACCACTATAGCCAGAGATACCAGAGTAACCACTATAGCCAGAGATACCAGAGTAACCACTATAGCCAGAGATACCAGAACCACTATAGCCAGAGATACCAGAACCACTGTAGCCAGAGATACCAGAGAATCCACTATAGCCAGAGATACCAGAGTAACCACTATAGCCAGAGATACCAGAGTAACCACTATAGCCAGAGATACCAGAGTAACCACTATAGCCAGAGATACCAGAGTAACCACTATAGCCAGAGATACCAGAACCTGAGTATCCGGAACGCCCACTATAGCCGGAGATACCACTATAGCCAGAGATACCAGAGTAACCACTATAGCCAGAGATACCAGAGTAACCACTATAGCCAGAGATACCAGAGATGCCACTGTAGCCAGAGATGCCAGAACCACTATAGCCAGAGATACCAGAACCACTATAGCCAGATATACCAGAACCACTGTAGCCAGAGATACCAGAACCACTGTAGCCAGAACGGCCACTGTAACCAGAGATACCAGAGTATCCACTAAGTCCTTGTGGGCCGACAATTTGCCCTGCGTCGTACCATGCTGTACCACCCCAGACCCATAAGTTGCCGTCTGCGGTTACGATGTACGCGTCGTTAACTTGGTTGCCTGTAGGTGGTAATGCTGCAACGGTTGGCACTTCACCTTTTAACGTGATTGATGTACCCTGTGGACCAGAGTAACCAGAGAATCCAGAATAGCCAGAGACGCCAGAGTAGCCAGACGCTGGTCCGTTAAATGCAAGCCAAGACACACCGTCCCATGTCCATGTAGAACCGTTGGCAGTGTACTGCTGGTTTATTGACGGCGATGAGGGAAAATTTAAAGTTGCCATAATTATCTTTATGCAGTCTGGTCAAGTAATACTAATGAACAAGCACGAACTGTTAGTGTGCCAGAAGTTACTTTTAAACCTTGAATGTTTAAAGTTCCAGAAGCAGTTACAACAATTTCACCAATTAATCTGGCAGATGCTTCAGCGGCGGCAGTAGTCCAACAAGTAGTACCAGCCGTTCCAAGTGTAGTTTGTCGGCTTGTTGCAACAAAAGTTGTTCCAGAAGCCTGTGCAACTTGTATCCATTCAACAGTAGATGTTCCACTAAAAGTAACAGTAAATTGTGCGCCAGCGGCTGAAGATGATTGACCAACTAATTCAACAATAAAACTATATGAGCCAGCAGTTAAAGTCCTTGTTAAATTAGTAATGTTAGTGAATGCAGTTGTGGCATTGGTATAAGCATTAGCCACTATCATTTCTGCGCCAGCACCGCTATAGCCAGAGATACCAGAGTAGCCAGAGATACCAGAGTAGCCAGAGTAGCCAGAGTAGCCAGAGATACCAGAACCACTATAGCCAGAGATACCAGAACCACTGTAGCCAGAGATACCAGATCCACTGTAGCCAGAGATACCAGATCCACTGTAGCCGGAGATACCAGAGTAGCCAGAGTAGCCAGAGATACCAGAACCACTATAGCCAGAGATACCAGAACCACTGTAGCCAGAGATACCAGATCCACTGTAGCCGGAGATACCAGATCCAGAATAGCCAGAGATACCAGATCCACTGTAGCCAGAGATACCAGATCCACTGTAGCCGGAGATACCAGATCCAGAATAGCCAGATATACCAGATCCAGAGTAGCCAGAGATTCCAGATCCAGAGTAGCCAGAGATTCCAGAGTAACCACTATAGCCAGATATACCAGAACCTGAGTAGCCAGATATACCAGATCCAGAGTAGCCAGAGATTCCAGAGTAACCACTATAGCCAGATATACCAGATCCAGAATAGCCAGATATACCAGATCCAGAGTAGCCAGAGATTCCAGAGTAACCA